TGCTTTTCCGCGTCATTTATAAACGCTGGATTCTCTGGAACCAGTATCGGCATGTATCGATTATTGCGTGCTTATCTGACAGTAAACATAGACAACGTTAAAGTTTTTGTCAGACCCCAGTGCCGGCATCCTGGGGTGCCACCGTTAATTAATAATTTGCTAGCTGCGTTCGCAGCTCCCCCATCTGAGCTCACCGTTGATTTATAATTTCCTAGGTGGAACCCTGGATTGGATCCAATCCTCCCTAACCCCCACCGTTTTCCCCAGTAGCTCCTATGCCCAGGCCGTCAGTAAAAAATTTTTACTTTTGCGGGTTCTATACCCAGGCCGCCTCTGCCAGTAAAAAATTTTTACTTTCCTGCATTCCCACGCCGCTAGCTGCCCGCTGAGCTGTAGCTTGCCGCAAATTATAACTTCCCAGTGGGGGGCCAGTTTTGTTGCGCATTGCGAAACACGAGCCGCCTTCCAGGCCGCCTGCCGCAAATTATAATTTCCCAGCCAGATGGTAAAGCCGCCGCCATCTAGCCGCAAACAGGAAAAATAATTTGTTTAAGAGTTTGCACGGGCAGAATCCATGGCCCTAGCCGCCTTCTTCGCAAATTATAGTTTCTCGATGTCATGAGCTCCGGCGTTTAGTTCAGTTCAGTTCAATAGTTCAATTCAGCAGATTATTTGCCCAAACGAGCCTTTAGGCAATGGGCGTATTGAAACAGCCAAAAAATCGATATTTTAAGAAAAAAGCGACTTTTCTATATAGCAAAATAGATTATAATTTCCCTGGGACGCAGGCCCTCCCGCTAGGATCTAGCTTTTTTGCGGCTAGCAAATTATAATTTACCACACCTTCTAAGCTCCCAGCTGGAGGCCGGCTATATTCGGGAAATTATAGTTTTAATTTGCTGGGCCAGGATGCAGCTATCCGTCTTGCAAGTGCGGTGGTGCCACACTTCCCATACACCTTTAATTCTAACTATGTACGGTTGAGGATTTATGTGAACATTACTGGCTATTGGTCTTGCCGTTCTTCCTGTACTTCTGTATCTACGTCCGTTAAGATTTCAGAGATCCGATTCACAATTTCCTGGGCTTTGTTAGCTCTTGCCGTTACTCGGATATGTTCTTCTCTGTGGGTCGCTAATTTAATATCGGCTAATAGTCCTGCCGCTAGTTCCTCTAGTTCATGAAAAAGATTTTTACTCATCTATGCTCTCGCCGTCCTTTGTTGAATCTTCAACTATCTCAGCTTCTGGGATTTCTTCTCCCATAGCAGCGGTTAAATTTGCGGCTCCCATCGCAAGCCGTTGTAGTCGTTCGGCGACAACCACATGGGCAGGCCGTTGACCGTCAGTGTCTAGGGAAACATCTAGTTCCACGCCGCCTCGGACTCCAGCTCTATCCAGGATTTCCGTTGCCGCTTTTAGAGCTACTGGTTCTGAGGTAGCCGTTTCCATAAGTTCTTCTAATTTGTCGACGGCATAGGGAGCTGCCTGAATTAATTTCCTTCGGGCTCTTTCCACATCCTCGCCTGGTTTACGAACCGTCTTTAAGTGGTGGCGACACAGACCGTCATCTTTGAGTCGGCCAGAAAACCAGAGCATACAACGAACGCCGTCTTGCTTGACTATCCTGCATCTTTGTGGTAGACCAGCAGGGGCGCGGTTGGGGGAAGATGGGCCACCATTATCTTGTTCTTTTTGCCAGACGCGAGTGGCACCGATAACCCAGGGGGGTGTCATATCCGTTGCCGTCTCATCAACTAACAGATCAAGACCCGTTAGGTAATCTGAGTTGTGGTTTTTGGGGTCAACTAATAGAGGCCGTTTTTCAGCTAAAGATAGCATGCGCCTTTCCCTAGCGGCGTCTTTTGATCTAGCTACAATGAGTCCTGTTGGGGCACCGCTTTGGTCATAGACCGCGTCCCAATTTAGTTCAGCTCTACGAAGAGCTTGACGGTTTTCATAGGTGTCATCACAAACACCGCGTTCGGTTTCTATAATGCCGAGATCAGTTAAATCTGGCCGCATATCGACAGGGGTATCTACCCTAGGGATCTCATCCGTTGGGTCCACGCTGTCTTTGTCAATTTCCTTCATTATACCTTCTGTTAACCTGAAAGCCCGCAACAGGTGTTAGTTCCATATTGCGGGCCGTCGGGAAATTATTATTTAGTTTTGGTAGCTGCTGTCTTTTTAGCTGGAGCTTTTTTGGCAGCTGGTGCTTTCTTTGGTTCTTCAACCACAACTACCAAATCGGCAGCAATGCTTTCAGATGCTAAAGATGGGCCTCCGCGACCAAAGCTTGCTGACGCAAACGAGGTCAATACCGAGATAAGGGCTGATACAAGGGCTACCTGTACGGCTCCACCCATGTCTGCTGAGATTGCTCCCATTGCATCAGTTCCAAGGATTGCTAGGAATGCCTGAGCGAAAGTCTTTACTGCTCTTTCTGCTACGGCGTTAAGAAAATCTTTCTCGAACATATCTTTGTGTTTCTCCATTTCGTTGTGTTCTGCCAGTAAAAAACTTTTACTGACTTACATCACATGTTACGGACAAATAATTTGCGCGTGGAGAACCTTATGGCCTCTGTTTTGCTCTTTCATAAACAGGGTGTGTGGGAGGGTTGGGTGAAAAAAGCTATTGGTTTATTGTAAATAATTGACTTCTATTATAGAAAAAGAAAGAGAGGTAGCTGTTAAGACTACCCCTCTAAAAAGTGCTCCTGAGATTACTTTTAAATTTAATCTTTACTTTCAGCAACAGGGTCATGTTCTGAAACTAGAACCAGGGCGTGACGTAATCCAAGAGTATAAAGTGATGGATCTTCTTTCCCATGAACCTCTTCCCAAGCATTAAGTTTGTTCCCGAGTTCTACAATTAAGGTGTCTCTCCAATGCTCCATAGGTTCGTTAATAGCATCAACTATTCTATCGAAGCTAGGCTCACTTTCTGAGTTAGAGAATACTTCTATTATATTTTGATAGATCTCTGAGACTGTTTTATTTTTTCCTGTGATCATGGCTCTAGTGTCATTCTGCATTCGTGGCACAACAAAGCTGTCACGGCCGTTGGGTAATTTGCGACATATCCATTCTCGGAGATAGGAACAGGTGAGACTGTTTTCTCTGGGTCATGACATCTATCGCAGACTAGTTCGACAATCCAACTTACCTTTTTGTCTAACTCAAAGGATGCGGCTAGACCTCTGGATAATGCGTGAAGCTTCCCTGGTCCAAGTGTCTCGCGCAAAAATATTCGAGTATCCTCTGCTTCAACTACTGGTCTAAAAGTTCGACATGGGCACTTCATTGCAGATGGGTTACAGGTTTGACGACCAGCAGTTTCTGCGTGACGACCTGCTCCATGTCCACAAATGCAGATGCGACCATCTCGTTTAGTGGTTCGCTTGCGTAGAGTCTTATCGATATCCATGGCTTCATTTGGATCTAATCCAATTGCCAATAAAGCTTCTTCAGCGGAAGAACGTTCTGTCATTATGAATCGTCATTCATATTTAAATTAGATACAATTTTTCTGAATTTAATCTCTGAATCTATCGTCTCTTGTATTTGATTAAGTATCTCTTCAGCTCTCTTACGTCTGAAATAAGTGTGAATCATTGTGTGAGCCATCAGGGTTGTTGTGACTGCAACTGTGACCACAACGTAAATAAATAGATAATCTACTAAAGTCATTTTAAGTAGCCACCTTCCTTTAGATTTTCCAATACTGTCATTGCGTCGTTATATGCTGTTTCTTTCCAGAATGGGATGTCTTTCTCCTCTGGTTGGCGAGTTCTAAACCAAGATCTCAGTAAAGATTCAGCAGAGGAAAATATCGCTTCTGGAGGAAAGTCAAGTGGGTTAGCACCCTCTTCTAGTTCGGGTTCTGTATCCAAGTCAGATTTACCACCAGGTAAGACCCTAAGTTGTAGGTAAGTTCTTTTAGCCATTTGGTAACCCGCTATCTGTAATCTTTAAGATGTGTTCCATAATGTTGATAGCCGTCTTTAGTTGCATACAGATTAAGTTAGCTTTTTCTGTACCTAGACCCTCACAAGATTCTAGTATTTTTTGAGACTGTATAATCCTAGAGGTACAATACTTTTGAATACCCTTAAGAGACTCTATAGCACTCTCATTTTCTGTAGGTAGGTCCATGTTAAATATGTAGGACACATCTCCATTTTGTAGAGACACTATGTTACTTCTCATCTTTAAATTCTTTCTTCTGTGCCGATGAGCCTAGGATAAAAATAGTTCCTAAAGTAAAGTTCACGTATTTAATCCATGACTCCGTTAAGTTCCCCAGGATTAGAAACAATAATCCATAGGTTAAAAAATTACTACGATTGTTCATTAGAGATACCTTCCGTATTTAGTTCCAATTGATAGTCAGTAGCGATATCTCTGACCCACTCTTTCATGGAGACCTTAAGATCTATCCAAAGTTCCACTACGTCCATTGCTTCACTAAAGAAGTCTTCAGGATCCATTTGTGTTATTTTCTTTTCGTCCATCCCACAGACTTCAACCATGTAATCTGCAAGCTTGCTTAGATTTGATTTATCCATAAAGTTCCTTTCTTTGAACTTCTATTCATACGAACCTAGCAGCTGAATTATTATATGTCAAACTATATGTCAAACTATATGCCAAACTATATGTAAAACTATATGTAAAACTATATACATAACTACCATACTACTTATGAGTTTCAATTATATTTCCCCTTAGCCTAGGGTGCAATGTCTTCCTATAAACCTAAATATAATTCAAACTCATATATAGTGTACATATAAATATAGTTATACTATTCACTTTTGACCACTTTCAACTCTATATTATTGAATAGTATACCCAAAAAACACACAATTTTCTCTCTCTCTCTTTTACCTCTTTTTTGTCCTTTTCTATTATAGAAAGAGAGCCTGAAAATCTCCAATTTCTATCATAGAATTTACCCCCTTTTCTACCCCCTCCACCCCCTCAAATATCCACCTAATTTGGCAGCAAAAGATAAAACTAGTTTAAGTTTCAACTACTTCAAATTATTAAATAATTTCGAAAAAGGCCCTATCTTTTCCCCCCCCCTCCCCCTCCAAAAACAATAAACCCTGCTAGAATAAAAAACTCAAAGGAGGAGCAATGAAAAAACATAGTTCTACAGATGATGGCTGGCTTTTAATCCTTAGCCTTTCAGGTCTACTTGCAGTAGCTTTATTTGCCATTATTAGTAGTGGACAGCCATAAGCACCGTTGGCGGGAATCTTCATACAATATAGGAATTGACAGTTTCTATTATATATGTTTAGATTGCCCTAGGGCCGTGTGGGTTACGGGGGAGACTGCTAGAGCAGTAACCCAAGCAACTCTACATAAGCTTGAAATAACCAATGACACTAACAGGGGAAATTAAAATGTTTATTCCAATTCCAATAAGATTAGCCTTAGGCGCAGCTTTTGTCTGGTATTGCTTTACCAACTGGGATAAAGCTGTATTTCTTATTTTCCTTGCATATACCTTTTTTAAGATAGTAGACTCTGCAAGATGAGTTATATGAGCAGAATGGCCCTAGATGTAGATTTAGAGCTAGATACCACAACAAAGACCGAAAACGGCGATCACGACAAGTTTGCGCATTATGTTGATAAAGATGACGCAACTGCTTCAATGGTTCAGGGCACACCAATAATTGCCCTTTGTGGGAAGATATGGGTGCCAACTAGAGCTCCAGACAGTTTCCCTGTTTGCCCTACCTGTAAAGAGATTTATGATGCTTTATTTAAAAGTTGAAGGATTAGACATAAACATGAAACCTATAGAGATTTCCAAGATAATTAAGGAAACATTTACTCCATTTGCATTCCAGTGCTCATGCAACGGAAGTCATGAAGATTGCAAGAATGCTCAAAGTGATGTCCATACTTTTGCACAAAATGAAACCGTTGAGAGAATAGTTAAGTTTCTAAAAAATCTAGATAGTTAAATGACAACCTACGAAGTCAGACCTATAGATAAGAGTAAAACTAAACCATTCATCCTTGAGATTCATTATGCTAAGCGCACCCCCCCTATTAGCTATGCTTATGGCCTCTTTCGAGATGATCAGCTTGTAGGGATATGTACCTATGGAAAACCACCATCTTCTACGTTAATTAAAGGTGTTTGCGGGGAAAAGTGGGCTCCTAATGTATTTGAGTTAAACCGTCTATGTCTGCTAGATAATCTGCCAAACGAAGCAAGTAGGTTAGTTGCAGGTTCATTTAAGTTATTGCCAAAACCTTTAGTGGTTGTTTCGTACGCAGACACTAAGCAAAATCACACAGGAATTGTCTACCAGGCAACAAACTTTCTTTATACAGGATTATCTGCCAAGTTTAGAGATCCAGTAGTAAAAGGTCTAGAACACCAGCACCACGCTACATATGCTCATGGCCTTAGCAATTTGCAGCTAAAAGAGAAGTACGGGGAAGAAAACGTTTATTTCATTGACAGATCCAGGAAACACAGGTACATTAAATTCTTAGGTAGCAGGACTGAAATAAAAGAAATGATAAAAGACTTGCGCTACAAAACAGAAGCTTACCCCAAAGAAGAAAGAAATTAAATGCTAAATATTCATGACGCATTAATTGAGCTGACATTAGCAGAGCAAGCTATTAGAAGAGTGCGCGATCTACATCAACCTGATTACGACAACGAACGCTCTTCATGTATAAGATGTCTTGACTATGACACAAGCGATCCAATTTGGGAACCTTATCCGTGTCTTACTATTAAAGCTCTAGATAATCCTAAGGAGTATTAATGATTGAACGCGAAGCTATGGCATACTACAACGCACTAAATGATCAAGAGCGGTTTCTTGTTGATTCGGGGTGGAAAGATGCAGTTAAATCTGTTCTTACATATTGCGAAGATAAGTTAGATTACTGTGAGAAATTTCTTAATGAGTTTGAAGATGATGGTTTAGAAATAGATTTAACTAAAGTTCAAATCACAACTGCTCATCAAATATTCTCAGAATTAATAAAGGAGCTAACTAACTAATGAG